CTAGAAATATTCTTGGGTGGAGAAGTGAGATTATAGATGGTGCAAGACAGCTTACACAGTTAAGGTTGTTGGAGAATGTTGTAGAACCTGATGGAAAGTATGGGGAGAAACAAGTAAAACAAATAAGAGTTTTAGAGCGTGGCAGATATGAGATTCACAGAAAAGATAATAAGAAAGGTGATTACCAATTATTTGATGAAGGTGAAATGAGCCTAAAGGACAAAATTCCTTTTGCAATCGCATATTCAAATAAAGTTGGATACTACGAAAGCCGCAGCCCTTTGTATGACATAGCAGAATTAAATCTTAAGCATTATCAGATTCAATCAGACTTGGATAATATTTTACACATTAGTTCTGTACCTTTACTTGCAGTTTTTGGTTATCCAAATGCTGATGAGATAACAACTGGCCCTAGTGAAGCTTTAGCCTTGCCACCAGAATCAAGACTTGAATATGTAAGCCCCTCAGGAGATAGCTATGACAGCCAGTTTCAAAGGCTTAGTGATCTTAAGGAACAAATAAACACACTCTCATTAGCTGCGGTGCTTGGGCAAAAATTGGTAGGAGAATCAGCAGAGGCCAAGCGAATAGATCGTTCACAGAATGACAGCACTATGATGGTTATTGCCCAACAGATGCAAGACTTGATTGATAATTGCCTGAAGTTTCATAGCGAATATTTAAATGAACCTAACGCTGGTAGCAGCTTTGTAAATAGAGACTTTGTTTCTACAAGGCTTGAGCCTCAGGAGATAACAAGTCTATTAACCTTGTTTACTGCTGGCACTATTTCACAAGAGACACTTCTTAACCAATTATCTGCTGGTGAGATTCTTGGTGATGACTTTGACATTGAGGAAGAAATGGAAAGTACGCAAAGCGGAGGGTTGGTAGAAATGGAAGCACCAGAAGAACCAGCAACAGATGATGATGAATGAGTACACCAGAAGCATTTTTCAGAGAGACTATTGATTTAAACAGATATAGTAATGCTGTTGCAAAAAAATATGCCATAACTTACAACGAAATAATATTAAACGCTGCTAATCAATTAAAAAAAATAGATTTAAGACAACAAGCTACAGGGGAGGCAGTTGTAATAGCACCACAGACCAGAAAAAGATTAAGAGCAATAATAAAACAATCAAAAGACAGTTTAAATAAATGGTCTGGTGCAACTGCAAAGGATTTTAAAAAAGAACTACAAGGGGTAACTGTTTTACAGACAGAATTTGTACAGAATGAATTAAAAAAAGTCGTTAAATCTGGAAATATTCCTATTAATTCTGTTGCTGTTAGCCCAAAATATGCTGAGTCAGTAATAATGACTGATCCTACACAAGTGAATATATTTACAAATACAAAATTTAAAGAGGACGATTTTATTAAGTTTGGTTCTGGTAAATTTGATCTTACATCTACACAAGGGGCATCAATAACATTGCCTAATGGAGAAACTGTTAACAAAGCATTTCGAGGAATAGCTACTAAATCACAAGAAAGACTTGCTTTGGCTATCAGATCAGGAGTTTTTTCTGGTGAAACAACACAGCAAATTGCTAGAAGAATGCTAGGAAAATTAGAATTTGCAGACTTTGGCCCTTTATCAGTAAAACAACTTGCACAATCTGGCGGTGAACTCACAAAATTAGCTAATAATCAAATACAAACAATAGTCAGAACATCTGTTAATCAAGTACAGAATCAAGCATCACAGGCGGTGTATGCAGCCAATAGTAAAGTAGCTCCCAAATATGAATATGTCGCAACTTTGGACAGTAGAACCAGCCCTATTTGTAGAAGGCTTGATGGGCAGAAGTTTACATATAATCAAGGCCCAACACCACCACAGCACTTTAATTGTCGATCTACTACTGTTCCTGTTGTTGACTTTGATGGATTGCAGAAGAAATATCCAAGATTGGAAAAGCCACCAGTAGGCAAAGTTGTTTCTCGACCATCAGCAACAGGCAGAGTACCTCAAGGAACAGCTTACGGCGATTGGTTGTTAAAGCAAGACAAAAAGTTGCAAGTTAAAACTTTAGGAAGTGAACAAAAAGTAAGATTCTTTAAAAGAATTGCAAAAAAAGAAGGATCAGGGCAGGCAGCAATAAGAAAATTGATTAGAAATGATGGTAGCGAAAGAACCTTAGATGATTTAAAAAGATTATATACTTAAAAAATTATGCCACTCAAAAAAGGTAAGTCTCAAAAAGTAATTTCTTCAAATATTCGTTTGTTAATGAAGGAAGGCAAAACATTAAAACAAGCACAGGCTATCGCATTATCAAGTGCTAAAAAACGTAAAAGGAAGTAATATAAAGACAGCTACTTTTATTGTTATGCCTTCACATTATGGTTCAATGAAACCAAAGTCAAAGAAAAAAAAGAAGGGAGGCAAAAAGTAATGGGTTATATTTTCAAGGTTCAAGGACAAGAAGAACCAAAAAAAACCTCAACACCTAAAAAATCTAAAAAGGTAACAAGTGAAAAGGAAGAAACTAAGGCGAGTTCCTAAAGACAAAAAGACAGGTTTACCAAAAAAATACTTGTCTGGTTCTAAAAATAGGGCTGCGAAAGCGGCTGAAATAAAGAGGACTGCTGAAGCATATAGAAAAGGAGAGTTTATTGATATAAAAGCTGTACAAAAATCAAGGGTTGCTCAAAATGTCACCACAAAGAAAAAGAAGAAAACCACTAAGCGAAAGCGTAAAAAAAGCACTTAAAAAAAAGGCTGAAGGAACAAGGTTTTTTTATGGTGAACTTGCGGAAGTTTACCGCAAAGGACAAGGAGCATATTTATCTGGTGGTTCAAGAAATACAACAATGCAAGCTTGGTCTTTTGGCAGGGTAAATAGTTATATGAGAGGAGATAAGGCGAGAACAGCAGATGCGTCTATCTATACTAAATACAACAAAAGGAGGTAAGGATGAAACTAACTACCAGACAAAAAAACACTCTTAAAAAGCATCAGGAAACACATGGGCATACAAAGGCCCATATGGAATATATGAAACGTAAGATGAGAGAGGGCATGAGTTTTACACAGGCTCATAATATGGCTATGAGAAGAAAAGGCAAATGACTCTAACCAAAAGAGAAAAAACTAGACGTAAATTAAAAAAATATGGATTAACTGCGACTAATAAACCAAAGAGAACCCCATCACATCCAACAAAGTCTCATGTAGTTTTGGCAAAAGAAGGTGACAAAATAAAATTAATCAGGTTTGGTATGCAGGGAGCAAAGACAAAACCACCAAGACAGGGAGAATCAGACGCAGATAAGTCAAAAAGACGCAGTTTTAAAGCAAGACACGCTAAAAATATTGCAAAAGGCAAAATGTCAGCAGCTTTTTGGGCTGATAAAGTGAAATGGAGCTAATATTGTAAATAATTGTTAATTTTTATCTATGGCAGAAGAACCAATTAAGCCAAATTCACCTGTTGATACAGCAGAAGTTGAAGCTTTAAGAGAAAGCGTTAGAAAGCTTGAGGCAAATAATAAAAAATTGATGGATCAATATGTAAAAGCTCAAGAAACTGCAAAAGCTGTACCGCCAGATGTTGATGTAAATGCTTTAATTGCTTTTAAGCAGCAGAAAGAAAAAGAAGAGCTCGAAGCAAAAGGCAGATATGATGAAGCGATTGCTAAACAGGCTCAACAATATCGTGACGCAGAAGAGGCAAAAAATAAAAAGATTGCAGAACTAGAAGCTAGGCAGAGACAGCTTGAAGTTGAAGCTCCAGCAGTAACAGCCCTTGCTGATGTTGTACACGATCCCCAGTATGTCCTATCTCGCATTAGCAAGGATCAACTATCCAGAGAGGCGGATGGCACAGTAGTTGTCGTTGATGGATATAACAGAACTCCTGTCAAAGAATGGGCGATGTCACAAATGCCTCAATGGGTACAGAAAAACCCAAGACCACAGGGCGGTGGAGCTACTACAACAAAAGTACAATCAGATCCAGTTGTTGCTGGTGAAAAAAATCCATTTGCACCAGAATCTTTTAACCTCACAGAACAAAGTAGGTTGTTTAGGACAGATATAAATAAATATAATATGCTCAAAAACGCAGTTAGCAGTTAGTATAGGTTTATCTAGTTTGCACTAGCTAGGGTTTGCACCCGAAGGTAAACATATTAATTAAATTCTAATGGCAACATTAAGATCGGATTTAATTATTCCTGAGGTGTTTACACCCTATCTCATTGAAGCTACTACACAGACAGATAGCTTTTTGCAGAGTGGGGTGGTGCAACCTTTGGCAGAATTAAATTTATCCGCAGAGCGTGGGGGCGATTTCGTCAAGCTTCCTTTTTATAAAGCAAATTTATCTGGAGATTTTGAAGTCTTAACAGATTCAACATCATTAACACCTAGCAAGATTACAGCAGATAACCAAATTGGAGTTGTGCTTCATAGAGGTAGAGCTTTCAGTTCTAGAGATTTAGCTTCACTTGCAGTAGGTGGTGGTATAGATCCTATGGCTGCTATTGCTCAGAAGATGGCTGCTTATGTAAACAACCAAAAGCAAAAGGATTTATATTCTTGCTTAACTGGTGCATTTGGATCTATCAACGCAAACTCAAGTAGTTCAGCTTTATTTGATCTAACAATCGACAGCGAG